TTGGTTCAGAAAGCAATTGATGTTATTTTGAAAATAATTTAAAAAAACGCTTGACATTTGTTTTCAAATCAAGTATACTGGTCATATAAATTTGAAAAGTGAGGAACTAAATTATGAGTATATCAAACGATATTTTGCAAATCGAGACCATGGCATACGCAGGTCACTCCCCATGGGGTGACATAGGTACGCAGGTTTCTAACGATCTATCTCCACAACAAATCATGGAGAAAGCAGATCTTAATTGGTCAGTAGAAAAGGTTAACACCTATGCTGATTACAACGGTGAGAAAATCCCTACAGGTATGGAAGCACTTGTCAGATCTTCTGATAACAAGATCCTAACCCAAGTTGGTAAGAACTGGGAACCATGCCAGAACGAAACTGCGTTTGAGTTCTTTAATGAGTACTGCCTTGAAGGTGGTATGAATATGGAATCAGCAGGTTCATTAAAAGGTGGTAAGATGGTCTGGGCACTTGCCAAGATCAACGAGTCTTTTGATGTTGTTAAGGGTGACCAAGTAGATTCCTACTTGCTGTTCTCTAACCCACACGAATATGGTAAGTCAATCGATGTAAGGTTCACACCTATTAGGGTTACTTGCATGAACACTCTTGCCATGGCAATCAAAGGTGCCGCCGTTAACGGTATGAAAGTTAACCACAGAAAGGCATTCGATCCTGCTATCGTTAAGCAAACTATGGGTATTGCTCATGAGAAGTTTGAGCAGTACAAAGAAGTTGCTCAGTTCTTGTCTGGTAAGAAGTTTACTGCTGAGTCATTGATCCAGTACTACAACGAAGTATTCCCAAGAACTTACAAAGGTAAGGATGAAGTTGTTGTTAAAGCATACGATGATCTGACTACTAACGGTCAGAAAGCATTCGATGTTCTACATTCACAACCAGGCGCATCATTCGCAGAAGGTTCATGGTGGCAAGCACTCAACTCAGTGACATACTTAACTGACCATGTCATGGGTAGGGAAGCAGATTCAAGAATGACATCTGCATGGTTCGGTGCTAACCAGAACAGGAAAGCAAATGCTGTAAGCAAGGCAATCGAGTTCGCAGAGGTTGCCTAATGCCTACCTACAATTATGTTTGCACTAAGTGTGAACACCCCTTGGAAGTCCGACAGAGAATGTCGGACTCTCCGCTTAAGGACTGTCCAAAATGTGGTGAGAAGGATGTCTTGAAAAAGATCATTGTACCTAACACTGGTGGTATCCAATTTAAAGGAAAAGGTTGGTTTAACTCTGGGGGGTATTGATGCAGACTAACGTTATCTACGTAAAAGGAAATCAAGCATCCGAAGAAGCAGTCGCAAAGACCATTCTGAGTCTGGAAAAACATAACTGGGATTATACCTTAGTCGAAGGTGTAACCGCAAAGACCATCGATCATGATGAATTCCCATTTCCTGTACTCAAGGGTAGCAGATTAGAATCCTTTCAACTCAATACCAGAGAAAAAGAACAAAGAAAATTTCTAACTAAGAAAGCATGCCTGTTTAATAATCTTAGACTGGCACGTTCTGTTATTGATACAAATGAACCTGCGATATTCATGGAGCATGATGTTGTTGTGACCATGGATCAACCTGCTCATTATAGAGTCAAAGACTTTTGTTTTCTAAACATGGATGGTGCATTCTTTGATCCATCTGCTTTAAACAAAACTCATCTTAGAGCATGGTATCAAACTCATCCCCATGGATTGGGTGTACAAGATTTTCCATATAACTATCCATTGAGATACTACAAAGATTCTATCTACTATGGATCAGCAATGACGCCTGGGACTTCTGCATATATTATTACCGTGAGTGGTGCCAAGAAATTACTGGCATGTGCAGAAAAAGGTTTGGAGCAATCTGATTTTATTATAAATAGTAGTGTAATGGATCTTCAGTACTTGTATCCAAGTCCAGTTAAGTTCCAAAAGGAGAACCCAAATTTGAGTCACAGACTATGAAACATATATTTTACTTAGACTACGGACAGAGTAACTTCCATAACTTGATATCCTTAGTGGAGTCTGGTTATAGAGTTACTGTCATGCCATCACAAGAAAATTTCCCAGATGAATACTATAAAAGTTTTGGGATAGAAGTGTTCACCACTAACCGTGAAAGTGTGGTCTTTAACTGGATTGACGATAATGACGTTGATATTGTGATCAATGGCAATCCACGTTTCCCGACTGCAAACGGTCATGTGGGAAACATCAATGATAGGAGACACAAAAATATTGAGTTCCTTGGTCTCAAGCAATCAGCAACAATATTTGAAATGGCAAAGTTGCATATGAATTTAACTGCATCTGATTTAGGTTTGAATGCACCTAAGTGGGGTGATAGAGAAGACTTTGTAACTTCATATCCAGATACACCATATGTACTAAAACCAAAAATATGTATTCAAGGTTTTGATTATGCTTCGATTGTTACAGATCCCACACTAAGACCTGCTACACCTCTTGGATCATATTTCATGGAGGAATATATCGAAGGTGGTCTTGAGACTAATGTAGCATATTGTGTTGCCAAAGGTAAGTGGTCTATCATTCACACCCAAGAGGTACGTGGAGAAGACATCTGTAAAATGTTTAACTTAAATGGATTAGGTCACTGGACTAAGGTGGTTGAGTTCGATAAACTATCAGCAGAGAATGAAAAACTTGCAGTAGAATCAGCAGAAATATTATTAGAGTATATGGCAGAAAGAGATTCAAATTCATCTTGGATAGGACAGATAACTGGTCTTATAAAAGACGGTAAATGGTATTATATTGAAAACAACGTAAGACCAGAGCAGACAAATAGTTTACCGCACTTTGTAACTGGAGATGAGTTCCTTGAAGCATTACGAGGATCACCAGAGATTCTTGCGAATGATGACCATAAAAATATGAAGAAGATTGTTGTAATACCAACCGAAGATCCAGATGCTGTATATCCATATCATCTACACGATGAATTCGATGTAGCAGTACCATGTGGACTCGACATTATAGAAGGTGAGTATAGACTCGCAGAATCATTTAGATCAAGATCACCAGAAGACAATATCATAGGAGTAATTGTTGCAGACAAGGAGATCCCAGAAGGATTCATAAATGGATTCTTGGATACTGGGTGGCATGTCAGACATCAATTTAACATTTAGATGCCATATTCACAGAAAGTAATCGATAGATTCGAAGCAGTAACAAATGCACCACAGCAATTTTCAGTAGGACGATTCGATCCTAATGATTCAGATGTTGCTACAGGAATGGCAGGAGCACCTGCTTGTGGTGATGTCATGAGACTACAACTCAAGTTAGATGAGAATGAAAGGATCATTGATGTAAAATTCAAGACCTATGGATGTGGTTCTGCTATCGCATCCGCATCTATGTTTGTGGATCTACTCAAAGGTAGAACCATAGAAGAAGCAAAAGAAATTAAAGACAAAGATATAGCAGATGCATTAGAGTTACCACCTATCAAAATTCACTGTTCTGTTCTTGCAGAAGAGTCAATTAAGAAAGCAATTGAAGACTGGGAAGCAAAAAAAAGTTAAATTAATTTCAAAAATCGCTTGACTTCTTGTTTTCAATATGAGATAATACTACTGTATTTTGAAATGAGAGGTTATATATTATGAGAGGATATCCCGAATTGATGTTCAAGTCGCCTTATTACGACACCCCCGAATATCACTACAACCAATATCTGGTTAAGCATAGAGAGAAACAGAACAAAGGTGCGAGTTATACTCGTGACTCTGAACGTCTGAAAACATATCGTGCTGAGTGGGCATTCGAAGGTCAGATTGACAACCCTAAGTTCAAGACCATTGAGGAAGCACAGAAGTGTGCCAAGAAGATCTACAAGTCTAAGACTTGGATCAAACTCTGGAGTCAATCTTTGGATAATGACATTACCAAGATCCTTGGAGGTCAACCTGCTGTGGTTGCTAAGTCAAGATCTGGAAGAGGTAATGCAGGTTTTACCAACGGTAGAACGGTCACTCTTGACACTTGTGCAGGTCTAAATAAGTATGTTCTGCTTCATGAACTAACTCACTGTTTAGGACATATGCATCACGGTAGATCTTTTAGACAGACTCTACTGAAGATGGTTGGTGCGTTTATGGGTGCTAAAGAGAAAAAGATTCTCAAGGCAGAATTTAAGAAACGTAAGTTGGCATGTGGTGATGCCAGAAAACCAATGACATTCGAGAAGTGGAATGCTTCAAGAATAAGAATGCAGGAAATGCGTAAAGGTGTATGAATACGTAAAAGTTTATCCAATTAGAGACTTCGAACGATTACGTTCGGAGTTTTTGGATACTGTAGATCTAAAAGATGGGTACTACCTTTATGCTGACTATGATACCCATTCTGGTCAATTTCATTCTCGTACTAATAGAATGGATAAAAAAGATAAGAAGTACCAAGATCTATTTTTGGAAATGGTAGAGGAACCAATAAACAAATATTGCGAGCAATGGAATTGCTCTTATCATTCATTTTCAACTGTGTGGACACATAAATATACACGTGGTGGTTACTATCGGCATCACACTCACACTTATGCAAACATGGGTGGAGTGATACATTTAGTGTTAGAAGATGAAGATGACTATACACATTTTCCCGATAACCCAGATCTAAGGATCAAAGAAGGTGAAGTTGTTTTATTTCCTTCTATGCATCCTCATGCATGTATGCCAGTGAAGGGTAATAAGATAGTGATATCTTTTAATTGGGATATGCATGGTGACATGGATACATATGATCAATCAAGAGTTAAAATCCCAAAGGAGGTACTGGATGGGAGAGTTTGATAAAGAAATTCAAGAATCGTTTGAACGTATTATGAATACGTTCGATAAGATGGATGCGTCTATGAAACGCATCACGTGGGCACTGTATGGAATCTATGCAGGGATAACAATAATGATAGTTGGTGGAGTTTTGATGCATGTCAACTGATTTTAGCAAGGAAGAATTGAAGAACAGTAAACGGATTTTTAAATCTGCAACCCCGAAGTATACCGTTGATTGGTATATCAAATGGGTTGCATCGATCATTGTGTTGACCGCAATGTCACTTCGTGGTATTGAGGGAATGCAACTCTGGGATCTTATGTTATCAATCGTGGGTATTTTCCTATGGTTGATCGTATCGATCATGTGGAAGGATCGAGCACTTGTTCTGTTGAATGGTGTTGGTTTATTGTTTTTAATCAACAACATGATGCGATATTTAATGCAATAATGCATAAATACAGGTATGAGATACCTGTTTCTATTACTGCTATCGTTCAATGCCTATTCGTTTGAATTGGATCTCAGTATACCAGAAGAGGATATTGACTGGTCAACAGTACAACCGATTGAAGATAAACCCAGATATATCTTTAATTTTGGGGATTATAATGATCCCCCAAGCAGAAACCAGTTGATCACATTCTGGACTCTGAATGCCTTAGACGTTTATATAACTAATAAGGCAATGAAGAAATGTCCAAGGACATGTAAGGAAGGTAATCCGTTACTACCCGAAAACCCAGAGTTAGAAGAACTCTTGATACAAAAAGCAATCGTGGGTGGTTTCATGCATTACAATGCGAGTGAGGATTATATAACAGGAATGAATGCAATGCTCACATTAGTGGTAATTAGAAACTGGAAAATTGTAGATAAATATTGAAATAACGCTTGACATTTGTTTTGAAACCAAGTATAATGAAAGTAGAAATTGGAGAAGTAGATTATGAAAGATATGTTTGAATTACTTGCCGAGCAATCAATTGTGAATGGCAAACAAACCTTGACTGAAGATCAAGTTAGATCTATGGTCGGTGCTCCGACAAGGGAAGAAGAGGAAACATGTATGTGTGGTGAACCCATTGCAACATGTCCAGATTCTTACGAGCACATGACACACGGAGTTTAATTATGTTTACACATAAATCAGTCGAACTGACTGAGATGCAATCAGTGACTACCGACTCTGGTCGGAAGTACGAAACACCCGAAGGTGTAAATCTACCTTCAATCACAACTGTACTCTCAATCCTATCACGAGACTCTATTGCTAAATGGAGAAAACGTGTTGGTGAAGAGGAAGCAAACAAGATCTCAACAAGAGCATCGGGTAGAGGTACTCGTGTTCATGAGATCATCGAAAAATATATCAATAACGAAAAGGACTATAAGGATGGTTATACTCCAGATATTATTCAGTCTTTTCTTGATGTTAAGCATATTCTCGACAATCGTATTGGCACAGTATATGCAATGGAAGCGCCACTCTATTCTAATCATCTTGGTGTGGCAGGGCGTGTGGATTGTGTTGCTGAGTTTGATGGCAAACGTTCTATTATAGATTTCAAGACATCAATGAAACCAAAGAAACTTGACTGGATCAAGAACTACTTCATGCAGGAATCTGCCTACGCAATTATGTGGGAAGAGAGAACTGGTCAACCAATCACTCAGTTAGTTACAATCATTTCTGTTGATGATCATGAACCGCAAGTGTTTATTGAGCACAGAGATAACTGGGTACGTCCGTTAAGAGACACTATTAAGCAATACGAAGAGGAAAATTCTACTGCCTTATTTGTATAAATAGTGTTATAATTTTTAAAATTTAACTTAGGTTTACAAATGGCATATGATATAATACCTACATCTACAGATGCAATCGACAAGATCAAGCATCTGGATAATGCACAGAAAGAGAAACTGAAAGGTCTTTACCAAGAAGTTGGTGGTAAAGATCCTCTTGCATTATCATCTAAACCTTCCGAAAAGGGAATTAAGATCGTACGTACAAAAGCAGTCGATCTTAATCTACCCAACCTATCTAAGAAATATGGATTCAAACTTACCGCAGGAAATGGTTCACGTGGTGGAGCAGGATCTAAATCACAAGGGTTCGCATTCGAACACCAGATTGTAAAAGATCTGGAACTCTATAAAGCAGAAGGTATTACTGCTGATTTCAAATTCCCTAACATGATCAAGAAGATGCATGACGAATTCTTGAAAGATGCCAAGAACATTATCGTCAAACTTGATGGTGGTGCAAACACAAAACGTCCATTAGTATTTGGTGATGCCAAAGCAGTTATTGGCAGTAGAGATCTAAAGATTGGTGACAAGGTAACAGACGTAACTGTTATTACTAATGAAGGTAAGTACTATCTCTCTGCAAAGTTTGGTGGTACAGTAACATTCTTCAACGCAGGTGTGCGTACTATTTTGAAGGGTGAAGAGTTCAAAGCAGGTAAGATCAAAAACAAAGACGGTAAGAAACTATTGGATATGTTTGGTATTGAAGAGGATCGAATCATTGATATCTTCAACAAGTATGATCCAAAGACCGCAAACAAACGTGGAGAGAAACTCAGAGTTCGTCCTCGTAATGCAAACAAGTCTGCACTTCAACGTTTACTACTTACAGGTATTGGATACGGTTACTGGATGGTACACCGTAAAGGTAAGAAAGTAGAGTTCTATGAGATGACAGCAGGACGTATGAAAAAAGCATCAAAGATCAAAAGTATTGAGATCTTGTATCCAAAACCAGGCGATGCTAAAAGAATAGACATTGAAGTAGTTACTCCACTATACATTTTTAAATTCAATATACGTAATAAGCAGGGTGGACTATACCCATCTCATATTATGTGTGACTATAAACCAAATCCGAACTAAGACCATGGACTTATTTAAAGACTATATAACAGAGAACAAAAACACCCATATGACTCATATCGAGGATAAGGTCATATATGGTGGTGTGAATGGAACACGTCAAGCAATTAACGCACTACGTGAATTGCGTGATGTACTGGGTGGTAAAGGGAAACCTAAACTATCCACGAAGTGGGATGGAGCACCTGCAATCTTTGCAGGAACTGATCCCACAGACGGAAAGTTCTTCGTTGCCAAGAAAGGCATATTTGCGAAGAACCCAAAGGTCTACAAGACTAATGCTGATATTGATGCAGATACATCTGGAGATCTTAATGCTAAGTTAAAAGAAGCATTGAAGTACCTACCCGAACTGGGAATTGAAGGTGTTATTCAAGGTGACTTTTTATTTGGCAAGGGTGACTTATCCAAACAAACCATTGAGGGTAAGAAATATATAACATTTCATCCTAACACTATTGTATATGCTGTACCAGTCGAACAGGCAAAGGAAATAACCTCTGCAAAAATCGGCATAGTGTGGCATACTACATATAAAGGTAAAACGTTTGAAACCATGAAAGCATCCTATGGTGTCAACGTTAAGAATATGAAACGTTCAAAGAACGTTTGGTCGCAGGATGCTATGCTCCGCAGTGTGGATGCAACATTGACCGAGAAAGAAACAGGAGAAATAAATGAATATCTTTCAAAAATTGGCAAACTTTTTAATCAAATATCGGGATCTACTCTTAGGACTCTCGAACGAGAAGGAGGAATCGCCCAAACCATCGAAACGTACAACAACACGTTCGTCCGCAAAGGGCAAGTCATCGGCAACGAAAAAAGGCACGTCCAAGGTCTCATCAAGTACGTCAAAGACAAGTACCAAAAAGAAATCGACTCCCGCAAAACCGAGAAAGGCAAGAGCACCCAGAAAGGTAAAAGAGACGAAATCTTAAAGTTTTTCAGTCCGAAAAACAGAGCATCTTTAGAAAAGATGTTCGAATTACAGAAATTGATAGTTTTGGCAAAACTAAAACTTATAAATAAACTTAACAGTTTGAAGAAAATTGATACATTCGTTAAAACCAAACAAGGTTTTAAAGTAGCATCCGAAGAAGGATATGTAGCAATCGACAAACTTGGTGGTGATGCGGTGAAACTCGTTGATCGTATGGAATTTTCATACAACAACTTTTCACCCGATATATTAAAAGGTTGGGACAAGTAATACTAACCATATATTAAATGGGGCAAACCAGAGGTAATAATAGTGGAAAAGAAACCACAGAGATTTAAAGACTTTGAAACAGACTACACTGCGACAGGAGACGAAGATCTCAATCGCAGAGCAAAAGTCCGCAAACGTTATCAAGAAGACGCACAGGAAACAGACGAAGCATTAACAATGCAACAACGTCTGGCACGTGGTCGTCAGATGAAGAAGATGAAAGCAAAGATTGCTTTAGGCAGAAAACGTGCAATGCGTAAGACTGCTAATCTCGATACCTTAAAGAAACGTGCCAAAAAGGCGGCACGTCTGGCAGTGCTCAAAAAGATGACTAAGGGGATGGACAAGAAGGACATCTCCCTTGCTCGTAGAATGGATCTCGAAAAGAGACTCGATAAGAAGAAAGCAGTCATCGATAAGTTAGCACGTAAGTTACTACCTGCTGTTCGTAGGAAAGAAAAAGAACGTAAAGCAGGGGGCAGTCCGAAGTAATATGCCGATTAAGAATTTTAGTCAGTACTTGTCTGAAGAAAAAGGTGAGGTTTATTTCACCTTTGGACGCATGAACCCACCTACCATCGGACACGGCAAAGTTATGGATAACCTTGCTAAGAAGTCTGGTAAGTTTGATTACAAAGTTTACATGTCTCAAAAGACAGGTCAAAAGGATCCGTTATCTTATAAAGATAAGGTTAAGCACATCCGTAAGATGTACCCGAAACATGCACGTTCTGTTATCATGGATCCTAAGATAAAGAATGTGTTTGATGTCGCCGCTCAACTATATGACCAAGGTTATTCCTCAGTCACTATGGTTGTTGGTCAAGATCGACTAAGAGAATTTGATGTACTATTGAACAAATACAATGGTACTAAAGCACGTCATGGATTTTATAAGTTTAAGTCCATTAAGGTAATATCCGCAGGACAAAGAGATCCAGATGCCGAAGGTGTAGAAGGAATGTCTGCATCAAAGCAACGTGCGTTTGCATCCAAGAATGACTACCAGTCATTTACACAAGGGGTGCCAAGAAATTATTCCGACAAGGATACAAGGAAGTTATTTAACGATGTCCGAAAAGGAATGGGACTCAAGGAAGAGTTACAATTCAAGAACCATATCGAACTACCTGTTGTTTCTGAAACAAGAGAACAATACGTCAAAGGAGCATTGTATGCAGTCGGTGATGAGGTCGTTATTAAAGAAAGTGAAGAACTGGTTAAGGTCGCTGTTCTCGGATCAAATTACGTTATCGTTGAACGCACAGATGGCACTCGATTACGCAAATGGTTGGATGCAGTCGAACTCATCGAAAAATCAGCACCACAAGATCAAGACATTAAAGATAAAGAAGGAACACAACCTAAAAAGTACTACGCAGGATTGAAGAAAAGCACCAAGAGTAAGAGGGATGCACACTTCAAGAAGCACGGTAAGAAAGCAGACGATGATGAATCTGCATATAAACCTGCTCCAGGCGATGCAACTGCAAAGACAAAACCATCTAAGTACACCAAAGCATTCAAGGATATGTACGAAGGTGAAGAGTTACAAGACAACGCATTATTAAAGTTACGTACACTTGCACGTAAGAAAGAATATCAAAGTGCATTGAAGACACTTCAAGCACTATTAGTACGTAAGAAAAAAGAGAATGGTGGCAAACTAAAACATGGTAGTAATTACTATGCACAGAAGATTGCCAAGTCTTATCAGAATGTTGATTACAAACTTCTGCATAAGATGCTACCAGAAGATGCGGTTCAACAAGCAAAAGATGCTATTGAACGTGAAAGGGAAACAGATAAAATTAAGCATGATCGCATATTAGATCGTGCACGTCTTGCAAGGGCAAGAGCAAAGAATAGGGAAACCAAATGATAAAATTCAAACAGTACTTAGAAGAAAAAAGGTACTCAATGTATGATGTCGTTGAGAAAGAAGGTGAAGGACTTGCAGGTAAAGCAAAGAAGTCTGGCATCTCTATAGATACATTGAGAAAAGTTTATAACCGTGGAGTCGCCGCATGGAAGACAGGACATCGGCCTGGGACTACTCCACAACAATGGGGATATGCCAGAGTGAATGCTTTTATTGTGAAGAAGAAGAAAGGTAACCTCAATCACGATAAGGATCTTGCATGAAAAATTTTAAAGAATTAAGGGAAAACCAAGTACTGTCTGAGATGGCAGTATCACGTAAAGACTTCGATAAGATCAAGAAGAATGATGTTATCGAATTTGTGTTTGACTCTTCAATGAAGAAAGGACACAAAGTAAAACTCAAAGTTAAGAGTAAGACACGTAGCAACAAGTACAATGTTGACAAGATCAACATGGTAGATGCTACTGATCCTCGTAATAGAACTAAGTTTACCCTATTCAGTCGAGGTGGCAAAGATGCTACACTTGGTTGGGGTGGCATGGGTGTTGTTATCAAATCATATAAGATTGGTGTAAAAGAAGGAATCAACGAAGACTATGCCCAAGACTTAGATCTTGCTCAAAAGAATGTAGCAAGACTTGCAAAGAAAGAAAAAGGTCAAGACCAGAAAGACTACATGGCAGTTGCTCGTGCATTGAATCAAGGTAACCTTGGTGCAGTTAAGAAAGTAATCAAAAGTATTAGTACAGATGAGATCAGAGCAGATATCCTAAATATCCTTGTGGGTTATAATGATCTGATTGCTAAGATGTATCCTAAAGCAGTAGATGCTAAAGGTAATCTTAAACGTGGTTTGACTGTAGGTAAGATGATTAAGGAAGACGGACAGTATGTAAATCCTAATAATATGACTGATAAGCAAAAGCAAGATCTTAAAGATAAGCAACAACGTGAACGTGAACGTAGAATGCGTCAAATGAAGATCGGTCAACAAGACTCTAAAGACGAATTAGAACGTAAGAAAAAAGAACGTGAACGTAGATTACGTCAGTACGGTGGTCAAGGTCGAACAAACGAAGCAGTATTGAACTTTGATAATGTTCCAAAAGGTGAACATCCTCAGTTTATGAAGCACGTCAAGAAAGCAAAACTGAAAGTAAAATCAGTGCAAGGTGATAGAATAGTCCTTGATGGTGGTGTTAATCAGTTTGATGTATTCTTTAACTCAATCAAAAAAGACAAGACATTCATGAAGAACGAAGACATCAACGAAAAACTCGATCTTGTTCTAACAGTTAAGGGTGACAAAAATGTTGCACTTGCTTTAAAAACAATGAAAAATTTTAGAGGCATTTCTGTTAAACGACAAGGTAAAGTTAAGAGTGGTCAAGTAGCAGTCTTTGGTGGTGATGAGAAACAACTTCAGAAAATGCAATCATCATTATCAGGAAAGATTGGCGGTCTTAACATGGTTTCCACACATGAAGCAGTATCACGTGCTCAACAGGCGGCAATTGCAATCTCTAAGAAGGAAAAGCAAGAAGAATGTAAGGATGAAAAAGATTTCAAACCTCACATGATGTATGATCCAAAGACTGGCAAAGGTGTTAAAGCAAATACCTATGCTGATCATCTCAAGTATGACAAGATGGGTTATACACACGAACCTGTTAAAGAAGCAATGAGTCCAAAGGATAAAGCAAAACGTCTTGCAATGATCCGAAAAGCAGTTGAAAAAATCAATGCACGTAATGCTGAGAAGGCAAAGAAAGATGCATTGAAGATGATGAAAGATTCTGGCATGTTTGAAGAGTCAGTAGATCTATCAGAAGTAACTGATCAAGAGATCAATGCAGTAAAGAAACTTTCAAAGGACATCCAGAAAGTAAAAACAGATTATTTTAAAATTGCCAAGATGGGTGATAAGACACTCAAAATGACAAAGTATAATAAAAGATATGAATCTATATTGAAGGCACAACAAGATGTGCTGAAGTTGATTGGTGACCTATCCAATCTAAAGATGATGCAGAAAGAGTCAACAGACCTTACTGAAAAGAAATCTAATATAGATCAAATTCGTGACATTGTGAAAACAAAGGGTGCGAAGAAAGTAGGTGGTGTAATGGTAGATATGTTTACTGCATCTGCCATTGTAAAAGTCTACGATGCCATAAACGACACCAATAAGGCAAAGATGGATAAAATGACCGTCCCTGCCATGGCAAACGTAGCATATAAAATTATTAACAAAAATAGATAATAGGAGCACAGACTCCTATAGGGAGTTATATTGATACAACTATATTGGAAGAAATTCCACAAAATGATGAAACGCTCAAGAATTCAAAACGTATGGGATAAAGTACTATAATGAAAAAATTTAACGACTACCATAGTATAGATGAGCATTGCGAATGCAATGATCTATACGAGGACTTAGAAATTACTGAGTCAGAATACCAAGGGAAGAAGGTCAAACTAAATGATCCGATCCGTACATCTGAGAACCCTAATAAGAAGTTCAAGGTGTATGTCCGTAATGGAGAAGGTAATGTGGTAGTCGTGCGTTTCGGGGATCCGAAAATGGGTATTAACAGAGATGATCCAAAGAAGAGAGCATCTTTTAGAGCAAGACATGATTGTGCAAACCCAGGCCCAAAGTGGAAAGCACGATACTGGAGTTGTTATCAGTGGAGAGCAGGTGCTAAAGTTGATAATTAATATAAATAGAACTATTATAAATAGGAAGTAACATGGCAGACACAAACCAACAAAGACTTGACAGAATCGAGGAAAAGATAGATAAACTATCCGATGCGATGGTTAGTCTGGCACGTACCGAGGAGAAGATTTCTCAGATGGAGAAAAACCATCAAGCGGCATATGAACGGATGAATAGATTCAGTCAGAAGTTAGATGCCATTGAAAAGAAAGTAAACGATAACGCTCACACTGTGGGTTTAATTAATAGAGTAACCCTTGTTGGTGTCACTGCACTTATCGGTGGCATGATCAAGATGTTTTGGTTTTAGGAGAATAATACCATGTCAGATATAAGAAAAACTATGGAGGCATATTTGTCAATGGTCTCCGAAAACGTTGAGATTGACGAAGTACGTCAATTCAAAGATCCCAAGAAAGACTCAATGGTCTCTAAGGGTGGTAAGACTATCGTAATTGATAAGTCAAAGGAAAAAGAATACCTCAAGAAAGGTTGGCAACTTGCTGAGAAAGCAAAACTTGATCCAGTAAACGATAAAGAAAACGATAAGAAGTTTAAAGATCGTAAGGACAAGGACATCGATAACGATGGAGATGTTGACTCTTCAGATGAGTACCTTCATAAGAAACGTAAAGCAACCGATGATGCAATAGACGGTGGCAAGAAACCTGCTAAGAACGAAAAGGTCAAAGCAAAAGACGGTGAGACTGAAGCAGAGAAGGATGAGAAGGAAGCAGATTCAGTTGAAGCAGATGGTGAGACTGAAGACAAACCAAAAGTAGATCCTAAGAAAAAGAAGAAGTTGCCTAACAAAGATGACGGTGACGAAACTCCAGAGATCTCAAAGATTGGTGAGATGGCACAAGACTTCGTTAAGGATATTGAATCTTTATTCGAGAAGCAAAAAGAAAAAGCAGGTGCTACTGAACCAGAAGGTTTACTTGATAAAGAGTCACCTAAGTCTAAAGAGTTTGTTGCTAAACATAAAGTAGACAAGTTTAACCAGAACCAAGACAAAGAAAAGGTTGAGAAACCTAAAGACGTTAAGGTTAAAAAAGAGATGAAAGAGTTCGAAGTAATCCGTGCTCTATTGTCTGGAAAACCATTTGAAGGAGAATAATTATGGCAATTAAGGCGCCTGGTTGGTGTGCACACGCAGTACCAACAGATAAAGGTTGGGAAGATCCCAACACTGGAGAACTATTTGTATCACGTAAGTTTGCTCAAGCAGACATTGATGCATTCCATGGTAAGGTTGCAAAACCAAAACCTGCTCCAAAACCTGCACCAGTAGTAGAAGAAGTTGAGGAAACAATTGTTGTGGAAGACGCACCAGTTGATCTCGACAAGTTGACCAAACTTGAATTAGAAGCAGTTGGTCGTGAACATGGTGTAGAGTTAGATAGACGTGAGAAAAAGTCTACCCTACTTGAAAAAGTAAAAGCATTAGTAGAATAATACAACCCAAGGTTCGTTATGAAGGTTTATGTGTTGACCTCTCGTAATATTGAGAGGTTAAATTGGATTGAACAAGTTATACCGCAAAGAGAAACCGTAGTCGTTATCAATTCTCTGGATCCCGACTACGGTGCGGTTGCATCTAAATGGTGCGAAGAACGTGGTATTGAATACCACATTACCGAA